TGCAAACAACTAATTAATGCTTACACTTTTATTTTTGAAGTAAGCGGTAATCCTGCAACCCCAGCGACTGGTACTATTACCCAGCTAACAACTTACAAAGATGGTTACAACGGATATAAAACTGTTGCATCTGTGCCGACCTCTACAACATTTACTTTTGCTTGCACTTCAACTTTAGGAACTCCAGCACAAGGCACTATTTCAGCAAGATTTGATCCCTGTATAACTGGAGTAAATAATTTTCAAGAAGCTGAGGCACTTTTTCAAAGCGAATCTGAAACAAATCAATCTAAAAAATGGATTATGGTTGTTATTGAAGATGGTTTACCGACAAAAAGCCAAACAAATAGTGGAGATGGAATAGGTAATAATTTAAATGGTTCTTTAATTAGAGGTCAACTTTATAGAAATGCAGTTTGTTATATTTTCCTTCCTTGCGGCTCTACTAATGATAAGTTATTATACAGTTCTATAAAAGATTTAGGATTTTCATATATGCCTTATATTTTTAGATCATTACTTGGATTTAAACCCTCTTTTCCTTTAGTAGAAGGTAAATATTCAAGTCTTTTATATAATGGTGATGGAGAATTTTCATTTAACCGAGCTCATTCTGTTTATAGGTATATTTTTCAAGCTAACGCTTATTATAACCAAGGAGATGCAATCGAACCTGATGATGTCTTCGCCTTTAGAACATTTGATTTTGATGTTTTAGATAATGAAGGCTTTGAAACTTCTGTAATGGAAATTGCAGGAGATGTTGACGAAGAAGATGTTTAAAAGACTGTGAACATTTTATCCCAATCAATAGAGTTGTTTTTAAACCAAGTAAGAAATTGACTAAACGAATCACAATTATGAACTAAAACACCATTAGCATAATAAAGAGGGATTTTATCAACTTTAAGATTATACACTTCTTTTAACCCTAATTCTTTTGTTATTTTTTGACCAGTCGTTATGTCCGCATTTTTGAGAACAATATTTTGCTCTTGGAACTTTTGTAATAAAATTTTTCTCACAAACAGCGCACCGTTTTTCGTAGCTAATTGGTTTGTAATGGTGTTTCCAATTACATTTTTTTGAACAAAATTTAGCCTTATTAATCTTAGCAAGAAACTCTTTATCACAGATAATACAGTTTCTAATTTCATTAAGTAAAATTGATTTTGAATGTTGTTTGTGCCATTCTCTGCCTTCTGGGCTTCTGTGCCATTCAACAGCCAAGTGTCTAACTTTATTAAGATGTTGCCTATTTTTTTCGTAATCCATTTTTTTAGGCAACTTTTGATGAACTGTAGCTTGAAGACACTCCAAATTCTCAAAACTGTTGTTAAGAGGATTGCTATCTTTGTGATGAATATGATAGCCTTTAGGAACTGTTTTTCCGCTATAAAATTCGTAAATAGCTCTGTGCAACCCAATCGCTCCCTTCCGTCCTGCATTCGTTTTGGATTGAGACAGGTAATATTTTCTACCTCCTCCCATTCTTCCAAAGGTAATCCCATTGAATACGACAATTTTCGGAGGGCAGTCTGAATCAAGTTGCATAAATTTAATTTTGATAAATTACTAAGTTGGGTTAAGCTATCAAGATTAACAAAGTCATCATTAAAAGTAAAGACTTTATGTTCTTTAGTTCCAGTTAATCCAAAGTTAGTAATAACTTCTTTTTTACCTGTTATACCACATTTTAAAACTGGGAAAAATCCAAATGGTGTTAAAACTTTATCTCCAATTTTAATTTCTTCTATTGGAACATTACCTTTATTAGTTGCTATTAAAGTTCCTTTAACGAAACAAGCGTCGTCATGAGAGCCGTTCGGGAACTGCATCAATTGATCCTCAAAATCAAATAACCAAGTAGCTTGCTTTGGAAAATAAATATTTCCATTAGCCATCGCCCCTGTTGCATTATAGAATCTAATTTCTTTTTTAATTCCTCCATGAGAGATTGGAACTATGCCAAAATTACATTCCTTTGGAAGCTCTTGAATTAAAGACGAGCCAGTATTTGCATCTTCAATTAGAATAGAGTTTGCTGTTGGAAATTTTGAAGCAAACATTAATAAATTCTTTTTAGTATCTTGATAAATGGCTCTTTGATTATAACTATCTATCAGATAAATTGAAGTGCCTTTTACACCAAATTTTAAGAATGAAGAAGGGTCATTTATTTCTTTTACTTTTTGAGCTGTATCTGCACTGACATAAACAGAATCAAATTGCATATAAGGCAAGTTCTCAAGGTCAAATCTTTGAAACCAGTTCATATCAACCATGTTACCACCCTCTGCAACTGGCTTTTGCATGTATTGCGTATAGAATACTTGCTTGCCATTCGCAATTCCTGTTTCAGTATCTACAGTTCGGTTTTTTAATTCATCAACTTTTTCTCTTGTAAATTTTGGCAATTCTGGGGCAAGCAAATCTCCTTCCTTAACTTCTTTTTTAAAATTACCAAAATAAAAATATTGTTTTTTCTCAAACTCTATTGGTAAACACAAATGAGTATATTCTTTGCCTCTAGTTCTCAATAAGAAACCAGTTAAATCACTTACGCCAAGTCTTTGTTCTACTATCACAAAGCTATCTCTTACAACGCCTCCGCGACTTTCAAATGTATCTGCAAAGTTATTTAGAAGCCTAATTTTAGTAGCTTCTTTTTTTATCATTGTTGAAGACATGTAATCGTCAAATAAAAGATAGTTTGCCCTTTCACCTGTGATATTTCCCTCTGTTGCAAAGCCCTGCATTTCACCACCCATTGTGGTTCTAAAATGTGTTTCAGTATTTTTTCTATCATCAGCTTTAAATTCTGGGAAAAGTTCTTGAAAGCCTTTTGTTTCAGTAATTCTTTTAGTCCAACCGATATTTCTATTTACAAGATTTTCTTTGTTTGAAATAGCAAATATTTTTTCATAAGGAGTTCGTCCGAGAATATAAGAAGGGAGGGCAGAAGACCAAATTGTGGACTTCATTAGTCCAGGTGGAATATTTATGATAAGCCTTTCAATTTCACCATCAGCAACGGCTTGAGCATATTCGCACATTAAATCAATGCTCCAAGTCTCAATTAATGGAGAACTAGGATGAATAAACGGATAAGCAAATTTCTTAAAGTAATCTCTAAAATTGCTTTTGATTGTCTCGTTTGCGCTTTCTTGCGCTAATTTGGCTAAAAAATTTGGGTCTAAGTTCATATTAATAAGTGATGATTATTAACTTAAAGTTAATAACAACTAATATTAATTGCAACTTGTTTTTTTATAAGTTTAATTATTTTCAAGGTATCACCACTACCAAATTTTTAGTTCACCACACTAAACAAAATAAAAAATGAAAGCAGAATTAAAGTTTTTAAAAGACTTTTATATCCAGAAAAAATGGTATAAAGCAGACACTTCCATAGAAATTGAAGTAGATGAAGCTAACACTCCCCTAGATTCCATTTGGTTTGAACAACTTAGATTTGAAGAAAATAAATCTAACTTCCAACTTATTACAAAATCATCACTTAAAACTAAATCAAAAGAATAATTATGGCTGGTACTTATCCTATTTCAGAATTTAATTTATTATCTTCACTACAAAAAATTGAGGCTGGAGCAAGAATCCCTTTAATTTTAGCACAAGGAACATCCGCTGGTTCTTTTACAAGCGGCAATTTAGTTTCAAATATTGGAACTGGACTTAATGTTGGTAAAGACCTTTGTGGAGCTGGCTCAATTGGTCATTTAATGATTGACGCTTTTAGACAAGCAAGCCCTAACACAAGATTAGATGCAATTATTGTTTCGGATAATGGCTCTGGCGTTCAAGCTACTGGATCAGTTGCTTTTACAGCTTCAAGCCCTGTTGCTGGTACTTTGTATGTAACTGTTGGTTCTTACACTAAAAACAAATATGCAATTGCAGTAACAACAGCCTCAACAGCAACAACTATTGGTGCTGATTTAGTTACTGCTATTAGTGCAGATAACAATTCACCAGTGACTGCCGCAAATGTTACTGGAACAGTTACCTTCACAGCTAAAAATAAAGGAACAGAAGGCAATAGAATTTCTATTAAAGTTGAAACTTTGCCAAGTGGAGTTGCTGCAACAATAACAACTTTTACAAGCGGCGCAACTGATCCAGTTTTGACTGGTATTTTATCTAAAATTGATGCTGCAAGATATGATATTATTTTTCCAGTATGCTTTTTATCAACTGTAAAAACTCATTTAGAAGCTAAGTTTAATACTGTAAATGCTATCTTAGATGGCGTTGGTATAGTTTGCAAAACTGATACTTATGCTAACCATGTAACAGCTTTAGCTCCTGCAACACTAGCTTCAAAAGTAATTACTCCTTACATCTGTTTAAAATTAGTGAATGATTCTGATTGGAAAGGTAGTGAAATTGTTGAGTTAGATTATGTTTTACCAGCTTATATTGCTGGTTTAAGAGCGCAAAGACTTAAAACAAATGCTTCTATCAGCTCATTTATGATGAGTAATAATAATAGAGGTGGTTTATTTACTGCTGGCTTGCCTTATGCTAATATGAAACTCAACGACCTAAACACTATTACAACTGGAAAAGGATTTACTCTAATTGAAATTGAAGGTTTGGGTGATTTAGGTGGTTCAACTTTAAGTATGGATGAAAGCGGCACTGTTGCAGTTACTAATAAATTTTGGACAACTGCTTACAAACAAGCTACTCCAACTGCTGATGGTTATACTTATCAAACATTAAATAAGTCTGATTGCGCCACTATTGCCAGAGAGTATATTTTCAAAAATATGAAAAGTTTTTATGCTCAATCTGGTTTAACTGAGGGAGATTTACCAAACAATCCATTAGCAACTTATGCTAACGAAAAATCAATTAGAGCTTATATTATTAAGCTTTGGTTAGATTTGACTGATTTTCCTTATAATGTGCTTCAATATTCAGCGGAACTTGAGACTGAATTTAAAACAAATCTAAGCGTTGTAGTTAATACTTCAACTGGAGCAGTTACTAGTTCACTGAAATTTAACCTAATGGGTCAATTAGATTCATTTACTTTTGATTTAACACC